GCGACAAGCTGCGTGAATTGTGGCAAGAGCGGTTTGGCCCGAACGGTGAAGGCGGCGTGGCTGTGCTGGACGGCTCGGCTAAGTTCATGTCAATGACCATGACCAGTGTGGATGCGCAAACGCTGGAAAGCAGGCGGCACCAAATCGAGGAAGTCGCGCGGGCGTTCCGGGTGCATCCTATCATGTTGATGCACTCGAACAGCACGACGACCTTTGCCAGCGCGGAGCAGCATTTCCGCAATCACGTGGTGCATACACTTGGCCCGTGGATGCGGCGCTTCGAGGATGTGTTCAATCGTGACGTTTTGAACAACCGAACGGACATGCGGGTCGATCTTGACGAGCGCTCCCTGCTTCGCGGCGACTTCAAAGACCAGGCGGAATACTACACCAGCGCTCTTGGCGCGGGTGGCCAGCCTGGCTGGATGACGGTCAACGAAATCAGGGCCGAGCGCGACATGAATGCCATCCAGGATGCGTGGGCGGATACCGTGCCGCAAGGCGCGATGATGCAGGACGGCGACGCCGATCCGGCGGAATAAGAGGCAGCACAAATGCAGTTCAAAGACAACGCGCGGCTGCGCGAGACAAAGGCTATTGCCCTAGAGGTCAAAGCCGACAGCGAAGGCCGGATTGAGGGCTACGCCAGCCGGTTTGGGGAAATGGACCAAAGCGGCGACGTGGTAGTTAAGGGCGCATATGCGGAAAGCCTCGCGGGCCGAATGCCCAAGATGCTTTGGCAGCACGACCCTACACAGCCTATCGGTATGTGGGAACAGGCCAGCGAGGACGAAACCGGGCTCTATGTCCGGGGGCGTATTCTCGACACCGTGGAAAAGGGCCGCGAGGCCCGCGCGCTGGTTGAGGCGGGCGCGATCGACGGCATGTCTATCGGATATCGAACGCTTGACGCAGATCGTGGCACAGACGGTGCGCGCATCTTAAAGCAGCTTGAACTTTGGGAGGTGTCGCTTGTGACTTTCCCCATGCTTGCGAGCGCTCGCGTCGATGCAATCAAGGCGGCTGAAATGAGCCGCCGCGAAATGGAGCAGAAACTCACGCAGGACGCTGGGTTCTCTCGTTCCGTGGCCCGCGCCCTCATGGGCGGCGGGTATGACGCCATCAAGGCCATGCACGACGCTGGCGATGATCGGCTTGACGAGCTGCGCGACCTTTTGGCCGCGCGAACCCTGTAAAGCCTATTCGTGGAGAACACACATGGCTGATATTGAAGAACTGAAATCGCTGGTCGAGACCGGCAACAAGACCATCGAGGCGATCCGTGCCGATGTTGACGCCGTGAAGGGCGACGATGCGCTGTCGAAGGAAAAGCTGAGCAAGATGGAGGCCGAACTGGCTGACACTTTGTCGGCGAAGTCGAAAGCCGAAGCGGAGCTGAAATCCATCCAAGAGCGGATGGACGAGTTCGAGACCAAGATGGGCCGTCCTGGCGCTGGCGTTTCGCAAAAACAGGCAGACGAATACAAGTCGGCCTTCTTTGACTTTGTGCGTCGCCCCGACGATCACAAGGCGGCGGCTGAGGTCTACGAGCTATCGCGCAAGGCAGCGGACACCCGGACCAGCACTGACGCATCCGGCGGCTATGCCTTGCCGGAAGTGATCGCGGCTGACATCGCCAAGCAGGTGCAGGACGTCTCGCCGATCCGGCAGATCGCCCGCGTCGTTTCGGTCGGCACGCCCGACTACAAGGAGCTGGTTAACCTCAACGGTTTCGGCACTGAGTGGGTCGGCGAGACGGACACCCGCTCGCAGACCAACACGCCGGACCTGGGGGAGGTCGCGCCGACCTTCGGCGAGATCGCGGCCAAGCCGGAAGCCACGCGACATTCGCTTGAAGACCTGTTCTTCGACGTGGAGGCGTGGCTGCGCGACAGCGCGGTCGAGCAGTTTGCCATCGCAGAAGGCACGGCGTTCGTTTCGGGCAATGGCACCAAGAAGCCGACCGGATTTCTGGCCGGCACGCCTGTTGCCACGGCAGATGCGTCTCGCGCTTTTGGCACGTTGCAATACACGCCTACCGGCGCGGCAGCGGCTTTGTCGTCCAACCCGTTTGATGAGATGATCGACATCATCTACACGCTCAAGGCGGGCTATCGGGCGTCGGCGCGCTGGGTGATGAACAGCTTGACCATGGCCGCTTTTGCCAAGGTGAAGGACGGCGACGGTCAGTATCTTCTGCAAGATGCTGTTTCTGCGGCCGATCCGGCGCGGATGAAGGGCTACCCGATCACCATTGCCGAGGACATGCCTGACATTGCGGCGGACGCGCATCCGGTGGCGTTCGGTGACTTCAACCGTGGCTACCTGATCGCGGATCGCGTCGGCATGGGCATCGTGCGGGACAACGTCACGAAGCCTGGCTACATCCGCTACATCATGTTCAAGCGGGTCGGCGGCATCCTCAAGGACACCAACGCCATCAAGCTGCTCAAGATCGCTGCTTCCTGAGTTTTGGTGTGGGGCCGGGGCTATCTCGGCCCCCATCCTAAGCATAGGAGGTGCAACATGCCCAAGTTGACGAAAGCCATTCGCGCCGTGCCGCCGGGCGAGGTGTATCCGCGCACGTTTGCGGCCGGCGAACAAGTTGAAGGCCGCGTTGCCGAGGTTGCCGAGGCGATGGGCGCGCTGGAGAAAGCCGCGCCGAAGCGTAAGGCGATGACGCCGCCGGAGAACAAAGGTGGCTGACAGCTTCCTGACGCGGGTCACGGCACCGGCTGCACCGCTCTTGTCGTTGCCCGAGGTCAAGCAGCACATTGCCATCGACCACAATGATGATGATGCGATGCTTGACGGGATCGTGGCGGCGGCAAATGACTGGATGGACGGTGAAGCCGGTGTGCTTGGGCGCGCGCTGGTCACGCAGACGTGGCGGTTGACACTCTCAGCCCCGCCGCGCGGGCGGGCGCTGCGTCTGCCCATCCCGATTGTGCAGAGCGTGTCGGCAATCACCTACTATGACGAGACGAACACCCAGCAGACGCTGGCAGCAGATCAGTATCGGCTTGTTTCGCATCCCGAATACGGTCTTGTCGAGCTTGTAGACGGGGCCAACTGGCCAAATACCTACCGTCGCGCGGATGCAATGTCGGTGGAATACGTGACGGGATACGGCGACACGGCGGCGGACGTTCCGCAGGCGATCCGGCAGGCAGCGGCGCTGCTGGCCGCTTACTGGTATGACAACCGCAGCGTTGCAACCGAGCGCAGCATGTCTGAAATGCCGATGGGGGTGCAGTCGCTTTTGATGAACTACCGCCTTGCGCGGGGGCACATCTGATGCGTGCGGGGGCGCTCACAGAGCGGGTCGCTTTTGACGCGCCAAGCGGCGGCACCGATTCCTTCGGAGGTGAGACTGTCGGGTGGATCGAGCATCACGTCTGCGCGGCGCAGTGGATTTACGGGAAAGGCGATGAAAGCGTGCAGGCGGCCCGACAGGCGGGGCGCAAGGCATACAAGATCAAGGTTCGATCAAGCGCGGCCACGCGGGCGATTTCCGAAGATTACAGGATGCGCGACGCGCGCGACGGGACAGTATGGAACATCACGGAAGTCGATGCGCGGTCGGACGAAGCCAAGCGCGCTCGGATGGTGTTCCTCGTGGTCGAAGGCCCCGTGGTCACATGAAGCAGAAAGGATAAGAGATGAGCGACCCATTTGAAGGCCACTCCACTGGCTTGAGCAGCCCGGCCCGTTCGGCATTCAAAATCACTCCGAGCGACAGTACAGATTTGGCCAATGCCACACGCGCCCTCTGGGTCGGTACGCAAGGTGACTTGGTTGTCACCATGAAATCCGGCGACGAGGTGACATTCTCCGCTGTTTCGGGGCTCTTGCCTGTCGTCGTGACGCGCGTCAAGGCCACCAACACTACTGCGTCAGATATAGTCGGGCTGCTGTGAAGCCGACCCTGACTTTTTCCGGCGGGCGCGACCTTGAGCGCGCCTTGGCTGACCTGCCGTCCAGCACTTCGAAGGGCGTGGCGCGGCGGGTGCTTAAGAAAGAGTTGAAGCCGGTTGCGTCGATGGCAAATTCAATGTGGCCCGGGAAAAAGCCTGATGTTTTTCAAATCACCTCAAGGATCGAAAGAGGTCAGCTTTCGGAAAGCCACAAATCGCGGAGTCGCAGCGTGCTGGACATGTTTGTGGGCGCGCCTGGCGGGCGCAAAGGGACGCCGCACGCACACTTGATCGAGTTTGGCACCGGGCCGCGCTACACCAGCAACGGGGCCTTCCGGGGCAGCGTGTCCCCGCAGCCGATGCTGCAACCGGCATGGGATGCAAACAAGGGCGGGATGCTGAAAGGACTTGGCGAAACGCTCTGGCAGGAAATCGAAAAGACCGTGGCGCGGCGGGCCAAGAGGGCAGCGAAGGGATAGATCATGGCTGGCAAGGTTCGGGTTTCAAAAATAGAAATCGGTGGCGGTAATGCCTTCCGCGTCATCCTCAGTGATGGCAAAGAATTAGACGGGCTGCTGCGTTTGGCACCGGATGCGGTGTCGCCTGATGACAGATTGACCGTTCAGATTGACGCGATCCTTTGCCCTTTTGATGATGCAGGGCGCGGCACTGAATGATGGAAGAACACCTCTACAACCTGCTTTCTGGCGCGGTCAGCTTTCCGGTTGCATGGGGAACGCTGGGCAGCGGCACGACGCTTCCCCGCGCCGCGATGTATCGCACCAGCGGCGTGCGCGACCACCACATGAACGGCTTGGGCAATATGAATA